ACTAACAGTAAGATGAGTGAATTAGAATGCGCCCATTTGTTGGTTAGGTCCAAATATATTGATAGATGGCAAAATCGCAGAGAAAAAATACGAAATTACTACTTGGATAGATTTGAGGATTTGCCTTTTAGATGTCTCAGTGAACCTTTTGATAAACATGCCGATCAAAAGTTTGTTATCTACACCCAAACTCGAAATGAGCTACATGAGTATTTACACGGTAACAAAATTGAATCTAGGATTCATTATCCTCAGGCATTAAGTGAGTTACCTATTGCCAAAGATATTATCAAAAAGCCAGACATGATAAGCACCAGCATAGCATTGTCTCGCGGGGTGTTGAGTCTTCCTATCTATCCCGAACTTTCGGATAGTGAAGTAGAGGCGGTTGCAGACACGGTTTGTAAGTTTTTTGATAAATAATACGTTATGAACATTTACTGGATACTCACACTTCTCCCCGTATGGATCATTCACTCAGTATTAGGACTGGGTGTATTAGGTCTATTGATTGCATTCTTTGTGCAACGCATTCCATTCGTTAAAACATATGGATATATGATTAAGATTGTGTCTTCAATCTTATTAGTGCTGGGATTATTCTTACAAGGTGCATTAGCGTATAAAGAAAGCACTGCACTCGCAGTAGCTAAGCTTGAAGCTAAGTTAGCTAAAGCCGAAGCAAAATCACAAAAAACCAATGTAGAAATTGTAGAGAAGATTGTCACTGATACGCAAGTCATTCGCACCAAAGGCAAGACTATCACCGAATATGTTGACCGCGAAGTCATCAAGTATGAAAACAAATGTCCACTTCCTTCTGAGGTAATCCGCGCACACAATGCTGCTGCTACAATGGATCCTAGCAAGCTTGAAGGAGACAAGAAGTGAACAAATTAATGCTTCTCCCGCTTGTATTACTATCAGGTTGCAGTATTACAGCAGTTCCAGTAACACCTAATTTTCCAGAGGCTCCGGCAACATTACAAGAAAAATGTGCTGATTTAAAAGAAGTTGCTGAAGGTGCTTCACTCACAGAATTCACTAAAATAGTAGTAGAAAACTATATTCTATATCACGAATGCAAAGTCAAAGTTGAAGGCTGGAACGAGTGGTATACTAAGCAAAAAGCTATTTTTGAAGAAGCTACCAAAAAGTAATCTTGAGTCTAGTATGATAAATACTAGATAACAACGGAAGATTACTATGTCCACCCAAGAAATTATTAATATTGGTACACTACCTAACGATGGCGAAGGCGATCCGTTAAGAGTAGCGTTTGGTAAGATCAATAATAACTTCGCTAACCTTTTCCCTACTGCAATTAACACTAGTAGTTCCTATTCAGTTGGAGACGCTCCTGGACAATTGATATTTGAAACTGATGCTAATACATTTACCCTAGGTCAATTTTATGTGTATGCGGCTGACCCTACTGGTAATAATAGCCAAAGTATGCAATTAAACGCACAAATTAATCAAGATTTAGATGATGCAAAGTTTAGTGCAGTAGGTACCTCAGTATTTGGAAATGCATTGACTACTTACAGTATGCAGGTAGTGGGAGGTAATGTACAATTACTTGCAGACCCAATTCAAGATACGACTATCTTTCACTTCATAGGTTCTCAGATTATTTGGACAGGTGCTAATGTTGCCGGCTTACTGCTGGGAATAGATGGTTATGTAGATTCAGTAATTTCTACTGAAAATGCCTTGAATGTTGAAACTGAACAGTCATTCTAATGAGAGCATATGAGTTCATAACAGAATCGGTTACTGATGGGTTAAGTGTTGCATCCTACGCACTACCGAATACCTATGTCATTCCTGAATTGAAAAATAATGACTTCTATGAATTGTATAGATTCGGCGTAGCAATTGCAGATGTTCGTGGAACAAGCGGCCCCGATGACGGTGTTCAAAATGAGTTCAAACACGATTTTAAAGCGGAAACTGCATGGGGTGAGAATCAGGTAGTATCTTCTGAATTTGATGCTGACATTGGACAACTCATTGACCAGGCATTAGCAAAAGTAGGCAAGCGTGGCAAAAAATCAGTAAGTACGCCAGGTAGCGATGAGATACCAAATACAGGCACACAATCTACTCTTAAGCCTTTCAAAGGATATAAGCGATGAGAGCGCACGAGTTTATAACTGAAAGTGGTAAGGGAAAAGTATCTGACCGCCAACAGCAATCTACTGTTGGTCTAAACATTTTTGCAACAACTCAATACGATAGAACATATGACTTGAATAGAGTTATGATGGCAGTTGCGTCAACTGACGGCACAACTGTTCCTGATTTAAACCGCGAAAGCTGGGTAGGCAAAAACAATACCGCTCACCCTTATACTCAAGTAGAACAGGATATGTTAAAGATAGCATATAAAGCAGCAGGAATCCCCTTTCAAGATTTGAACAAAGGTGATTTGGATAGTGAAGAATTAGATTCTACTCAAGACCAAAGCCCCATCAAGCCCTTTAAGGGATATAAGAAATGAGAGCTAGCGAATTTCTAAATGAAGGGGACAAAGGTAAGGTCCCTAAGAGACACAATACTGCTCAGCCCGGTGCCTATAAATTTAGGGATAATGGTACAGACAGAACCTATCACTTAAATCAAATTATGAAAGCAGTAGCCATGGCAGATGGATCATCTACTAAAGCATTGAAGATGGATGATGAAAGTTTTGCTGGCAAAAATAACCTAGCCTATCCTTACAGCGACCTAGAACATAACATGATGCACCAAGCATTCAATACTGTATCTCCTACACAAGCTAAAGCAATGATTAAGGGCAGGGACAGTAGTGAACTTGATTTTGTTAACAAAACTAGTCCAGTCGCTACTAGACCAAGAGACCATAGAAAAAAATAATTACTACTTGCACACAGTATAAGTAATTTCATGAACAACTTAATCGACATCAACCAAACCCTCGACCTTATCAAGCTCAAGTTCTATAACGAATGGCTTTACACCGCTCATATCTATGATGAAGGGGACAGTAAATTTCATCAACAACTTACTAAGCAAGTAGTAGAAACTTACGTTGACCCTCTCAACTTGCCCAAGGATGCACACATTCTTGATTTAGGATGTGGCCCAGGCTATTTCCTAGATGAAATGAAAGAACGTGAGTATACTAACATTCACGGTGTAACTCTCAGCCCCGGAGATATTGCTATTTGTGAAGGCAAGGGACACGACATTAAGAAGTATGATTTGAGCTTCTTGCCACAGAAGGATGGTTACTATGATGAATCAGTAGACTTCATCTTTTTGCGCCACGCATTAGAACATAGTCCATATCCTATCTTCTCGTTGATGGAATACAATCGTGTTCTCAAGCAGGGTTCTAAGATTTATATTGAAGTTCCTGCTCCCGATGGTGATCGCAAACACGAATACAATTTGAATCACTATAGTATTTTCGGTCATAATCAATTAGCTGCACTATTACAGCGTACTGGATTTGATATTGACCAGTTTAATAATCTTGAATTTGACCTTAATGTTCCGGATTCCGCGGACCCTGAAAATCCAACAAAAGCTAAAGAAAAATACTATTGCATCGTTGCTACTAAAGCAAGACCGTTAGATATCAAGTAAAAAACACTCCCACTGCTTAGTGGGAGTATTTTTATAAATATTACTATGGCAAATACCCCCACTCTTATTAAGGATCCGTACAAGAAGACAGTCTTCAAGAACCAAAAGGAACTTGATGACTTTATGAAATGCTGCGATCCAGATACAGGTTATCTATACTTCATGGATAACTTCTTCATAATTCAGCATCCTACTAAGGGTAGCATGAATTATCACCCTTGGGAGTTCCAAGAACGATTAATTGACACATACCATCGCTATCGTTTCTCTATCTCACTGATGCCTAGACAGTCAGGTAAGTCTACCTCTGCTGCTGGTTATTTGCTTTGGTATGCAATGTTTGTCCCTGATTCTACTATTCTAATTGCAGCACACAAGTACACCGGTGCACAAGAAATTATGCAGCGTATACGATATGCGTATGAAAATTGTCCAGATCACATAAAAGCTGGCGTAACCACGTACAACAAGGGTTCGCTAGACTTTGAGAACGGATCACGCATCGTGTCTGCTACTACGACTGAAAACACAGGTCGTGGTATGTCTATTACACTTCTATATCTTGACGAATTTGCGTTCGTTCGTCCCTCAATCGCACAAGAGTTTTGGACTTCTATTACTCCTACTCTATCAACTGGTGGTAAAGCAATCATCACTTCAACTCCAAACAGTGATGAAGACCAATTCGCTCTTATTTGGAAGATGGCTAACAAGACAGAAGACGAATTCGGTAATACTACTGAGTTAGGTGTTAACGGCTTTAGAGCGTTTAGAGCATACTGGACAGAGCAGCCCGGTCGTGATCAGAAATGGGCTGATGAAATGAAAGCCCAATTAGGTGATGACAGATTCAATCGTGAAATCGGTTGTGAGTTCATTATCGCAGATGAAACACTAATCAATCCAAACACTTTGATTATGCTCGAGGGCATTGAACCTAATAATAGAATGGGACAAGTTCGCTGGTACCAAGTACCTGAGAAAGGTAGGCTATACGTAATAGCACTTGACCCTTCATTGGGTACAGGCGGCGATCCTGCTGCTATTCAAATCTTTGAAGCAAGTACTACTACTCAGATTGGTGAGTGGAAACATAATAAGACTGATATCCCTAGTCAGATTAAGCTACTTGCTGAGATTTGTAAGTATATCGCAGAAAAAACTAACGAACCAAACAACATCTATTACAGTATTGAAAACAACGGCATTGGTCAAGCTGCTATCGTATCACTGAACGAATACGGAGAATCAAACATACCGGGTGTCTTTATTAGTGAGTCAGGCAAAGGTAAACGCGGATTCACTACTACTAATAAGCCTAAGCTTGCTGCTTGCGCCAAGTTCAAAACACTGTTAGAATCAAAGAAGATGACTATTCATAGCCGCTCTCTTATTAGTGAGTTGAAAGCGTTTGTTGCGTCTGGAGGAAGCTATGCAGCTAAGATAGGAGACACTGATGACTTAGTAATGTCATCCCTATTAGCAGTTAGAATGATGACACAGTTAGCAGACTATCACGGTGACCTAGAAAGTCAAATGCGTGATCACGATGAGATTATTATGCCTCTACCATTCTTTGCCGTATTAGGCTAATTTGGCATAAATATACATATGGCAATAGGCAATGAAACATTTAACCACGAGCTTTATCAGCTTCTAAAAGTAAGAGGCTATCAACCATCGCCTCTGAATTCTCAGAACCAAAGAGTCAAAGCTTCTCAGGAAGCAGACGTAATTGAGTTTGACTTCATGAAGGATGGGGAAAATTACGGAAAAGTTTGGGTAAGCATTGACGATGCACACAATGTTCGGGTCTATTTTGATGACGAACAAGCTGATAGTCCTAGCAATAATACCCCCGGAACAGATTATGATGATACCTGGACTGGATTGCTAAAGCACATAAAGCAGTGGGCACAACGTAGACAGCTAAGCTTTGAATTATCAAACAAAGATAGATTAGGCGATGACATGCGCCAAAGGGATTATTATAAGATGAAAGAAAAA